TTTTCTATTTTACTATTTAATTCAAATTTCAAATGACTTGTTTCATTAATTAATGTTTCTTCATTCATTGACATAATATCTTTAAATTTTTTCTTTTGGTCTTCATTTAAAAAATCACCGTATTTTATATTAAAGTTACTTACTAATACATTGTTCAGTAATGAAAAATTTTCAATCTGAACATTTGAAAGTCCATCTTTTTTAATTTCTTTTTCTTTCATTAAAAAATTAATAAATTTTTCTTTCGATTCAAATTTAGTATTAATGTTATTAATATTATGTTCTTCAGATAATGTATCTAACCATTCGTACAATTCGTTCTTTTCAATAACTACATCTTTTAAAATTTTATCTAATTTTTTACAATCCGTATTTATTGTTTTCATTTTTTGAATGAAATGAGGTTCCAAAGTTTCAACAAATAATCTTGCATTATCTTTTTGTGCAATATGTGTTGTTTCCATATCTTCATAAAATTTATATACTTCAACCAAATTTTTATTAGACTTTAATTTTTTTATTAAGTCTTTTAATTCTTTCTTATTACCTGAATTGTAAGCTTCGGTTAATTTAACCAGTACTTTTGTTTTTAATTCACCAAATTTTGTCATATTATTCTTCATTTAAAATATTTTTTAGTTTATTTTCTATTTCATAAATATTCTTTTGTGCTTTATTTACGTCAAATAATTCACTTAATTCATCACCTTCACCTAACATATTTAATAAATTTCTTTTCTTTGTTGATTCGGCTAATGGTGCTGAAGTTTCAGTAGATGGTGGTGTTGAAGAACCTCCCATATCCATACCACCCATTTCACCACCAGCATCTGTATTTTGTGATTTTTCTAACTTATCTCTTTCCTCTTTAGAAATCCCATATTTTGAATCAACATCATCAAAAACACCTGAACGTTTAATTACATTTTGTGTGTTTTGTAATTCAATACCCATTGCTCTTTCTAACCTTTGTTGTTGTAAATCAAGTAAAACTTCATTGTCACTCATACCTAAAATATTTTTCTTAGCCCAAGTATGTGAAACAGGTAAAATACCTAATTGTGAATTATCTGATGTTGCATCTTTATATAGTAAGATTTTTTCTTTCCATTGTTCTATTCTTAATAAATCAGATTGTGCTGATGGGTTTGTTAAAGAAAGAGTAAAATTATCTAATTCATCTTCCATTCCAAGAAGATAAAGATGCATTAATGCTATTTTATTTAACTCCTGAACTAATGATTTTTGTATTCTATTAATTGTTCTAGCGAAACGGATATCCATTAACGCTAATTGTTTACCATCACCAACAACTTCTTCAAATCCTAAAAATGCTTTAGGAATACGAAGAGCCGCCAACATTTTCTTTTGAATGTATTCGATATCGGCAATCTCACCTAAATTTTGTGCTCCTGGTAATGTTTCTATTGGGTTAGTTTGAGTAGCGTCACGAACAGGAATAAAATAATCTTGGTCTACTGCCATTTGATTATATCTCATATCTATTTGTCCATTCCTTGAATCAACTATTTGGTCTCTTTTAAATTTATTAGCAACACGTTGAACATAAGATTCAATGTCCTTATCGTCCATATTACCAACAAACACTTTAAAAACTCTTCTTTCTGGTGCTCTAGTTGTTCTATAAATTAACATCGCGTCTTCAGCTAGAAGTAATTGTTTCCAAATTCTTCTAATCTTATCTAACATACTGGTTCCATATGGAAGTTTCCTATCATCACCCAACAATCTAAAATGTGCCATTTCCCATGCTTGGAATTCTAACTCTTTATTAGTCCATTGAAATCTTAGTTCCCTTGTTGGTATATTATTAGTTCTTTGATTCGGTGATTTAGATTCTCTCCCTTCAATTCTTTGTATTTCAATATTTGGTAATTGTTGACAACCAATAATACCTTTTTCAGGATCTATTTTTAAGTAAACAAAATTATCACCATACTTACAAACACCTCTGGTCCACATTTGTAAATTTGTGTTTAAATCTAATCTATTTAAAAAAAGGTCTTCTAAAATTGTTTTAACTCTGGTTGATTCCGAAAAAATAGTTAAAATTTCACCTTTTTCAGAAAGTGTTGTAGATTCTTCAGCATATATATCTAAGGCTGCCGATATTTCTGGAGTAAATTCCATACTTTCATAATCATAATAGGCTGACAATCTATTAGGTTCATAATAAACCGACTGATTATATAATGATTGATCTAATTTAGTCCATTTATCGGCAATATATTGATTTTGTTGTGCTTGTAATGCAGCTTTTTCGTACTCCTCTCTACTATTTGTTTTTAGTATTTCATCTTTAGAAAAATTAAATGACGGAGCTTCTTCTGGTCTCAATTTTCCAGGAAAACCAAACATTTGTGTTAATCTTTGAAATACTGTTAAATTACTATCTGCCATATATGTAAATACTTTTAATTAAATATAGTTAATTATTTGATAATTATGAACAATCTTATTTTTTTCTTTTTGAAAATAACCAAGAATATTCTTTATAGTGGTCTTTATTTGGTGTATTTATAAAATAATTATTTTCAGGATCACCCATGTTCATGGCACCAATAGAATCGAATGCAACACCATAAGAATAGAATGATTTTTTTGTTTCATATGTTCTTTCTGAAATTGTCCAAGATTCTAACATTGCTTTACTTGCGTTTTGGTTTTTTTCTAATTGATTAAAACACATGTCAGCTGCGTATAGGGCCATTGATAAACTCATTATTGCATCATCATGATAACCTTTCATATGATCTGGTCTACCATTAATATATACAAACGTACTTAATTCGTTTAAAAGTCTTGATGACCTAACATTAAATCCTTTTCTTAATTGTTCTTCAAACGCAGATACTATTTGTGTTCTTTTATTATTAAAATTTAATCCTGGAATTTTATCTAACGCTTTACGATTATATTCCCATATATTTTGAGTATTTACACCATCAATATATAAATTCTTATAATTCATTTCTTGTAATTTCCTTGATGTTGCAATACCCATACCACCTGTTATATCAATAACAATAAACGCTTCATATAAAATACCCCATTTATAACAAACTGTTGCTAAATCATCTGGCGGCATTTTACCAATGTATTCTGCAACTTGTTCTCTTTCATCGAAATCAATGATATTAATTGCTGAATAATCTTCACTATCTCCACGACTAACGTCCACACCCATCAAATATCTATGACCTTGAACAGGTTCTTTCCATTGCCAAAAAGTACCTTGCATATATTTTTCTTTGGGTTCTCTTATACAATTTTTTGATATGTCTTGTTGTACACTTCCAGGAATAACACCGTCACCAGAACCTAAAAAATCGGCTTCAAGTTCCTGTGAAATTTTACGTCTATCGTATTTAAATTTTTTAGACATAGATTCAAACCATGAAGAAAATGGTTTATAACCCATTTCAAGATATTCATTATATTTTTCTGGTTCAAAATCATATAAAATTATTTCATCATCATTATATTCTTCTCTATTTAACATATAATGACATATATCAATACATTTAACCCATCTTAAATCCTTAGAGTATCTGGGGTCTTTAAACCACCTTAAATCCGTTATATGGAAGTCATTCATTCCACGAATAGATTGGTCATATACACCATGATATATCGGGTCAAACCCGTTTGGTGTTGAAATTAGAATAATTTTTCCTCCTGTTGACAAAGACGCCATAGATGCTGCCCAAAAATCTTCACCTGCTTCAATATACGCTGCCTCATCAAAAATCAAAATTGTTGGAGTGTAACCACGTAACGCATCCGCTGATGTTGCAACTGCTTTAACTTCACAACCATTATTTAATCTAAATCTACTTTCCGAGTTTTTATCAACAGAAAATCCAACATTAATCCATTCGGGCCATTGGTCAATAAAATGACGAATTTTGTTTGCCATTTCTATTGCGGTATCTCTTTTATTTGCAATAATCAATACCCTTTCCGGATTTTCTGGTTTAGCTATTTGTAATCTTCTAGATATCCAAGCTGCGGTAACGGTTGTCACACCTGCTTGTCTATATTTTTTTGTGATATTTTCATTATATGTTTCATAATCTTTTATTAACTGAATTTGGTCAGGAAATAAATCTAATGGGACATATTTTTTTTGAGTATTATCGTAAGTTGTTAAATATGTTTTTAATGCATATGGTGCATCTTTTACTATACGTACATATTCTTTTAATTGTATTAATTTTTGATCCATATATATAAATATAAAAAAAGGTGAAATTAATCACCTTTTTTTATTTATCTGAAAAAATCATCATCATCATCGTCATCATCGTCTGATAATCCAATACCTGGAATACCACCTAAAAAGTCTTTAAGTTCATCGTCTGAAATTTCATCTGTAATATCATCCACTTCACTATTATATTCTGACAACGCGTCTTCATAATCTTCTTCTTCTAACATTTGTTCGATTGCCGTAACTAATGAAGATACAATTGATTTGGATCTATTAGTACCTTCCATAATTTCTTTCATTAATGCTAAAAATTTACGTGCAGGTAAGTCATAAATGTACATTTGTACAAATGATTGTAATTCAATTTTTTCTTCTGGATTTATTACTCTACTAGGATTCGCCATTCTAAATTTTTGCCATATTGCCGGACCTAAACGTAAATCCCACATTTCGTATTCGATAACATCTTCATATTTTGTTACCATGTCAATAAAATTCTTATGTTTACGATTTTTATTGTCATAACCTTTAAAGGTTAAACCAGCACCTGCTTTAACCTTTTCCATTCCTTTAATTACTTCATGAAATAGAACAGGGAAATTCATACCATGTATATATACTTGTGGTTTTGATAAATCAACAGGGTTCCCTAATGTATCTCTTTGATTTTGGTTTTCATTACCATCATCATCATCGTCCCCATCATTATCTCCACCATCTTGTTCATCATCATCTGAATAATTAGGAAATTTAACATCAGCTTTTCCTGCTATTGATTGTTGAGCACTTATTATCATATTATCACTAAAATGCCAATAATTACTATCATTTACTGCCATCATAAGAGCGTAAATTTCCATTACATCTTTTCCATTATAAGTTGGACCAACTATATTCTTAATTTTATTTGCAACAAAAGAATAGAGATTATACGCTGAATGAGCAGAACCTTGTGTCATTGCATTTATTAATCTTCTTTTAGCTCTTTCTAAATTAAAATTTTCTAATTTATCTACATAATCTTCCTCTACTTCAATATCTTCATCATCGATATCAATGTAGTTAGATACTTCATCATCAATATCAGGGCTTTCTGGATTTTCATTATCCATTTTATGTAAAAAATCGTCAGTTTGAATTTTTTGTCCTCGTTGTCTATCTGAATATGAAACTAATTTTACAAATATATTAACCGAATTTTTAGGTATTTTATAAAGGTCAAAAACAGTATCAGCAGCTAATTTTTCTAACTCTTTTTTATGATTTTTTTCAAATTCATCAATTTGTGATATAGCATCAAACATTTGTCCAGTTAAATTTCTTGAATTTGAACCAGTGGTTTGTTTTACACGTCTAATCACATCCTCATAAGTTTCAGACGCTAATAATTCTTGAAAATTTTGATTTACAGTACCTCTTGGCATCGGTACTTTTTTAAGTGGTGTATCTTGAGATGCTAACTTTGATTGGATACCTCCTTCAGGTCTTTCTGTAAAAGGTTCATCAATTTCAATAAACTTAGGATTCCTATCACTTTCTTCTTGATTTGGATCAAAATCTGGATTTGGTCTCCTTACACTTATTGTTTGAGGAAAAGTCATTGGCATTTCTAATAATGTTTGTTCAATTAAATTTAATATATCTTTTTTTAGGAATTTCATTTTTTTTAATTTTTACCTTTTTTTAGCTTGTGGACCAGTTTTAGGTTTTGGACCAGGATTAAATGGATTTTTTCTTACTTTCTTTTCTTCCTTTGGTTTTGTAGTTGGTTTTGTTTTAGTATCTTCTTCTACTTGACTACTTTTTCTTTTTAACCCTTCGGCTTGTGGACCAGTTTTAGGTTTTGGGCCAGGATTAAATGGATTTTTTCTTACTTTCTTTTTTTCCTTTGGTTTTGTAGTTGGTTTTGTTTTAGTATCTTCTTCTACTTGACTACTTTTTCTTCTACTACTTTTAATTGCTCTTGAAGTTAAAAAATCAGGTAACTCTTCTTCAGAACTTTCATTTAGTTTACTTTTAATTAATTTTACAATATCACCTTTTGATGTGAAATTATGGAAGTATTTATTTTCAACTAATTTTTCAACTAATTTAGATGACCTATTTTTTAATCCTCTTTTTCTTCTTGACCTATAAACTTCTTCCTCCTCCTCTTCTTCTTCTTTATTCTTTTCCCTTAACTCAACATTAAGACCACTTTTTGTAATATTTTTAATATCAGAAATTGGTGTTTTTTTTGATGCTATAACACTTCCGCTTGCGGTTCCCATTTGTTCATTAACCATAATCTTATTTAAAGATATAAGTTGTTTATCATCTAACATGGATAATGTTCTTTCTGTAAAACCTTCAGATAAAAGTTTCTTTATAATATGTATTCTTTTCATAATGTTTCTAATTTTATATTTTTATTTTCTAAATTATATCCTCTAGTTTTTAATTTTTTTGTTATGGAGTCTATTGATTCACCAAATCTAAAAAATAATCTATCATTTTCTGAATCTAAATTTAATTTTTCCCAACCCATAGCAACAATACCATCAACTGAATCTATCACACCAAAATAATCTGAATTTTGTATTAATTCTAAAATTAAATCAGAGTCTTTTAATAATCCAATAGTATCAATATATTCAATATCAGGAGATTTTATTGAACTGGTAGATGATGCAGGTATATCGAACCATTCTTCCATTTCAATTTCTTCATTTTCACTGAATATAAATTCATATTGTTTCTGTCCTTTATAATCTAACCCAATTTCATTAATATATATTAATCTCATTATTTAAAATATTTCCCTAATGTTGTATTTATACTATTATTTATTTCTTTTTTTATTTCATCCAAATCTAACTCTTGAATATCATCTTCATCATTTGAATTATTTTTCATTGGATTAGTTCCAACAAAACCACTATATTTTGGTTTTTCTTGGTATTGATTTGATGATGGTTCAACATCCTCCTCATCAAGATCAGCGTATGTACTTAAATCAATTTCATTTGTATGGACTGGTGTATTTATAAATCTATCTAATTTATCCATTACTTCACTTAAATCTTCATCTTCAGGTTCTTCCTCTGGCATTTCAGGTTCTTCCTCCGGCATTTCGGGTTCTTCATCTGGCATTTCAGGTTCTTCATCTCTGTCGAATTTCTTACCAATTTCTTCGATATCATCATCTTCTAATTTATCTAAATTTACTGCAGATATAATCATATTTAAAACGTACTTAATATCGTCGCTTTCCATTTTTGATTTTTGGTCTCTTAATTCTTGCCCTAATTTTCCCGCAAATTTTTGTACTTCAGACATGTAATCAGAAGGTTTGTCGTTAGATTCTGTTTCACCATCAGGTTCTTCTGACGGCATTTCATCACCTGGCATTTCACCATCAGGCATTTCTGCTGGCATTTCTGCTGGCATTTCTGCTGGCATTTCTGCTGGCATTTCTGATGGCATTTCTGCTGGCATTTCTGCTGGCATTTCTGCTGGCATAGGTGGTGTTGATTCCGCCGAATTTTGTTTTAAAACATATTTTGTGGCTTCATTTATTTGTTCTCCACTAAGTAAATTTAATCTTTTTAGTGCTTCAGCATATGATGAAAATCTGTTCTTGTTTTTCATGAACAAACCTCCAATATAATCTAATGAACTTTCATTTAATCCTTTTTTCACATAGTACCCATCTTTTTCTCTAACGATACCATATGTACCATTATATGATTCAGTAATGTAATCAGAATTGTTTTGAACAGGTGATTTTGGTTTATTTCCGTAATAAGTTAACTCAAGGATTCGTTTTAATTTTTCATCTCCTTGTAGTTTTTCACTTCCTAATGGTTTTAAGTCTGCCATATTTTTAATATTATAAATTTTTTATTCTTAATATACTATAAATATATGTATAAAAAGAAAAAATAATGTTTATTATTGTGTGATAGATAATTCTTTATCGAGAATTTTTGTTTTAATGGTCATTAATTTTTCAATGTATCCATTTCTCCTTAAAAGTTTAAATGTTAAGTTTTCATATGAATATTCACCTCCACGTTCTAACCCACTTTGTCTAAATTTTTTTAATTTCTTTTTTATCCTTTCTACCTCTTTTAATTTTTTATCGTTAGTTGTTTCATTTTTAATTAAACTATCAATTTGTTGTATAAATTCTTGACTTTTTTCTAATATCTTTTTTTCGTCAATTTCATAAGGTGTTTTCATTTTAATTGGTTCAACTACCCATTCGTTATTTAAGACGGAGTATATACCTGATGAAAGAAGTTTATCATTTACATCTTGAACATATAATTCTACTTCATAATTTTTAATTTTAACATTTGTTGTTAGACCCCAATTTTTTTTCTTAGTTTCAAAAAAATTTTTAATAATTTCTTCGTAAATTTTATAATCTTCGTTTGAAACTAATTCTTTAATGTCAAACATTATATGTAAATCTAAATCAGAGTACTTTGACCAATTATAATTCGCCAGTGAACCTGTTAAATGAATATCAAATACAAAAAAATCTACATTTAAAAAATCTAAAAACTTATCTGTTATTTTTAATAACTTTTCTCTTATTTCTTCATTTAAAATATATGAATCATTTATCTTTTCAAAAATATCCATAGATAATGAATTCTTTAATTCAAAAGATTTTAAAATTTCTTTATCTTTACCGATATCTTCAATTAATTCTTTTAGTAGGTTCATTTTACTTTTTCGTACTTGTATTTTTTAGAAATGTCAGAGTTAAAATATTTTCCTTGAGATTCTGCCATTCTAAATTTTGTGAACACTTCCCAAGGTAATTCATTATATTGGTATAATGAATTATTATTGAATTCTATTAATAATGTTTTATCTTCAGTATTGTAAGTTGAAGATTTAATGTTAGATGATTGAATTTTAACCTCAATTAATTTTCCTTCAATCTTTTCAGATAATATTGCCATATTTTTTATTATTAATAACGATTTTTTCTTCTGTTTTGTTTTATTTCTCTAATCACTGAATATAACGATTCGTTAATATCATTTTTTTTATTTTTAGATGAACCCATAAGTGTTAATTTTTTAGGGTTATATCCCGCGTCTCTTATTGCATTTTCTCTATTTTTCAAATCTTTTTCATCTTCTGAATCATTGTTATCTTCGTTATCATCTATATATTTTGAATTAATTGACCTTAATTTTTCAAAGTCTATACTGTCATATGGATGATTTTCAGGGTCTAATATGTTTTGGTTATATAAATAATGGTCAATACTCGTATAGTCTTTTCCTGTATTTTTCTTTCTAATCTTATCTTTTAATATTCCATCATTATATTTTTCTTTACGTTTCTCATCCTGTTCAAATTCATTTAAAACGTCAATACAAAGTTTACGTAATTCATTTTTTGGATACTTTCCGTATTTTTTAAAAACATCATCTTGTTTAGATGTGGGGTTATAATTACGTTTAGTTGATTTACTATCACGAGTAAAATGTGAGAAACTATTTGTTAAAAACATAAAACTATGTTTTGAACCACCAATAATTTTAGAAACTTTTTCCACACATTCTTCAGATGTTAAAGATAAATACGGTCTACCTAAATTTTGTAAACCATATAAATGATGAAATAATGGTAATAATAATTCATTTTCACCCCATTGTTCAATATATCTAATACCGTAATGTTCATCTAATTCTTTAGATAATATATGTTTTAACTGACTTTCGGTTATATGTACTATCATTTTATTTTTCATTATAAATATCTTAAAAATAAAAAAACCCCACAAACGTGGGGTTTTTAGTTATTCTAAAGAAATTATCCTTTCTTTACTTTTTTCTTTGGATTTAGGTAGAATAATTTCTAATATACCGTTCTTTACGTTCGCACTAATATCCTCCTCAAATATATCTTCAGGAATAAGGTACGTTTTTTTAAAGGAGTTAGTAAACGAAAATATTTCATTTTCGTTTTTTTCTTTTACATATTTAATTGTTATTAAATTTTCTTTAAGTGTAATGGATAAATCATCTTTTGTTAATCCAGGTACTTTAAAATAAATTAAATAGTTGTCCTCCTTTTCAGTAAATTTTACCAAACGGTCTTTTGTTGTTTCGTTGTCAAAAAACATATCTAATACATCTTTTAACGGGTCTTTGTAAAATGTCATAATATTATATTTTTTTAATTTTATTAAACAAAACATATACCACAAAAAAAAATAGACAAAATGTCTTGTTAAACTGAAAAAAAGTCATATATTTGTGTTTATAATTTTTTTTCGTATAATTCACTAAAACAAAAAAGATGTCAGTAGATTATTTTGACGAAGGTCAACAAACATCCTTTAAAAAGGTAAGGAAAGGTTCGAGGACGCCAATTCTCGATAATTTCTCAAGAGATTTAAATAAATTGGCTGAAGAAGGTAAAATCGATCCCGTCATCGGTAGAGAATCTGAAGTAAAAAGAATTGCCCAAATTATTTCAAGAAAGAAAAAAAATAACGCGGTTATTGTTGGAGATGCTGGCGTTGGTAAATCAGTATTGGTTGAAAAATTGGCGTTATTAATTGTTAAGGGAGAATGTCCGTCAAATCTATTAGATAAAAGAATATTATCTTTAGATTTAACTTCATTAGTTG